CACATAAAGATTGTTTCTGTTGATGAGGGATTAGTTGAGTTTGATGTACGTGATTATCAAGAAGAAATGATTGATAAATTTCATAATGAACGATTCGTTATTTGCAAGATGGCCAGACAGTCTGGTAAATCAACCACTATCCTTGCATATCTCCTTCATTACATCCTTTTTAACGAGAATGTTTCAGTTGCAATTCTTGCAAACAAGAAATCTACTGCAATGGAACTTCTTGGAAGATTGCAACTTGCATACGAACATATGCCTAAGTGGTTGCAACAAGGAATTCTAATATGGAATAAAGGAAACATCGAGCTGGAAAACGGCTCTGAAATCCTTGCAAGCTCTACTTCTGGATCTGCAATTCGAGGAGGGTCTTTTAATATCATTTTCCTCGATGAATTTGCATTTGTTCCTCATAACATTTCTGAAGAATTTTTCAGTTCAGTATATCCTACTATTTCTTCTGGTAAAACCACAAAGGTATTCATCGTTTCTACACCAAACGGAATGAATATGTTCTACAAGTTGTGGACAGATGCAGAAGAAGGCCAGAATGATTATTCTCCTATTTCGGTGCATTGGTCGCAAGTTCCAGATCGGGATCAAGAGTGGAAAGAAAAAACGATACGGAATACCTCAGAACGCCAGTTTCAACAAGAATTTGAGTGTTCGTTCTTAGGAAGTTCTAATACGCTTATTTCTACAGACAAACTCATGGCAATGCCTTATAAACCAACAATCTATTCAAACGATGGATTGGATGTGTATCAAGAACCAATTCAAAACCACACATATGTCATGGTGTGTGATGTATCCAGAGGAGTTGGACTCGATTATTCTGCATTTTCAGTATTTGATGTAACTAAACAACCATACAGACAAGTTGCAAAATACAGAAAAAACGACATTTCTCCTATGTTATATCCGAATGTAATCTTCACAACTGCACAAAAATACAACGATTCTTTTGTTTTGGTAGAAGTAAACGACATTGGCCAACAAGTTTCGGATATTCTTTATCACGATATGGAATACGAAAACATGATGATGGTTACAATGCATGGAAGAAACGGACAACAGATTGGGGGTGGTTTCTCTAAGAATGTATCTATGGGAATACGTACCACTAAACAAGTCAAGAGAATAGGGTGTGCGACACTCAAAGACTTGATAGAGAGAGACAACCTTATTATAGAGGACTTTGATACAATAAGTGAACTCACAACTTTCATTGGAAAAAGTACATCATGGGAAGCCGATGAAGGAGCCCACGATGACTTAGTAATGGGTTGTGTTATTTTCTCTTGGTTAGTACAACAAAGGTATTTCAGAGAATTGACAGATCAAGATATTCGTGAAAAAATGTTTGCAGAACAGATGAAACTCATCGAAGAAGAATTAACTCCATTTGGATTCATCGAAGATGGACAAGATGATACAGTAGAAATTCCAGGCGACGATGGACTTTGGAAACCCGCAGGAGAAGAATGGCAGAGAGAGTTATATTAAAGATATTCTTTCTTTTTACTCTCAAATGCAAATCCAAAATCATCATCTTCTTTCATTTCTTCTGTAATTAATTTCATTAGAATTGCATCGATTTCTGCTTCAAGATCTGGTCTTATGTTACGAAGTCGATAAAGGAATTTAACACTTTCTTTTTCAATCATCTCTTTACTCACACGAACAGAAGTATAACTCTTCTTATTTTGACTTTTAGTTTGAAGAACTAAATGTTCTGGATTCACACAATCATTTGTTTCACAAGTCTGATGAACTACCATATTTTCTGCGATATCCCCCTTATAAAGAAGATATGCAAATCTGTGTGCAGGGGTTGATTTTCCATTATATGAAAACATCCCATAACCTTGCTTCTGTTTAGCTGCAGTCCAGATATGACAATTTTCAGTCTTACTTACCTTTGATTCAAACCGATTAATGGCCTTTTTTGGATATTTGCTCATGTTTACCATACACTAAATATTATTCATCAATTATAGTTATTTATAAATATTTGTTAAGGACAGGAATGTATAAGTCCTAACGAACCCTTAAAAACAATTTCAATGGAGAAAATAAGATGGCCTTTCAAGTAAGTCCAGGCGTCAATACCTCAGAAATAGACTTAACTAATGTAGTAGTTGCTGCAGGCACCTCAACTGGTGGTGCAGTCGGCCGGTTCCGCTGGGGGCCCATCGAAGATGTTACATTAGTAACTGATGAAGACAATCTGGTAGAATTGTTTCAAAAACCAAATGATGATAACTTCAATGACTTTTTTACAGCTGCAAACTTCCTTTCGTATTCAAATGCTTGTCAGGTTGTTCGTGCTGCAAATACTACAGTTGCAAATGCGGCTGCACCGAAGAATTCGGCAGCAATAACATCTGGAACATATTCAAATATTCAAATCACAGATTCAGACGCATACTACAACAACTACGATGATGAGTATGGTGGATCTACAGTATATGCGGGTGTTGCACCAGCAGTTGCAAAATGGGCAGGAGTTCTAGGAAATAGTCTTAGAATGGGAATTTGCCCTGCGGATAAACCAGCATCAACAGGAAACCTCACAGGAACAGTTAGTTGGAATCAAACATCTGGTGTTATTACAGGATCGGGAACTAACCTTCAAGGAGAATTGAGTGTTGGTGATCTAATAACTATTACTGATGCAACTGATGCATTCGTTGTTATTTCAATTGCATCTGCAACTTCAATGGTTGTTCGTGCAAAAACTCATTCTGCTGCAATTTCTGCAAAAGCATTCCAAAGATTAAAAAGATCTTCTTTTTCACAACCAGCAGCACATTGCATCGGAACAGTTACAACAACTGCTGATTCAAAAACTGTTACAGGATCGGGAACATATTTCTCTACACAATTGGTTGTTGGTGATCTCATCACAATCGGTGGAGAGACACGAAAAGTTACAGCAATTGCATCTGCAACATCATTGACTGTTAAAGACAATTTCATTGGTGCAAATGCATCAGCAACATGGGAAAGAAAATGGGAATTCGCAGATGCATTTAACGAAGGAGCTCCTACTACATCCGATACTGCAGCTGATGCAGATCTTGAATGTGACGAAATGCACGTTGCAATCGTAGACGAAGATGGAGAATGGACAGGAAATCCTGGCGAAGTAATCGAAGCATGGCCGAATCTTTCAGTCATGAAGGGTGCAAAATCCCCTGACGGAGAAGAAGTATATTACAAAAATGCACTTAATAAAAATTCAAACTATGTTTGGTGGACTAAGCATCCAGTAATCAATTCAGTTGATACTGCTGGTTCTACAAATCAAATTACATCCAATACAAAAACATGGATTGCATGGGGTGTAGATAAAACAACCGCATCTGGTTTAACAAATTCTGGTGGATCTGGAAGTGAATTCTGGACTGGCGGACAACCATTAAATGCAAGTTTTATCGGTGGAACTGATGGTTCTGCACTTGCTTCAGCAGATGTTATTCGTGCATATGATAAATTGAAATCTGCGGAAGATGTAGATGTTTCACTTATTACAACTTCTGCACACGGATCTACTGTCACTCGACACGTAATCAATCAAATTGCAGAGTCACGAAAAGACTGCATGGTTTTCTTTTCACCAGAAAAAACAGATGTTGTTGGAGTTACAAATTCTTCAACTGCAACCGATAACGTAACAGATTATCGTGATACTGTAAATATGAACACTTCCTATGCAGTTATGGACTCTGGATGGAAGTATATGTTTGATAAGCATAATGACAAGTATCGTTTCGTTCCTTTGAACGGAGATACTGCGGGTCTTTGTGCTCATACAGATTCAGTTCGTGATCCTTTCTGGTCACCGGCTGGTTTCACAAGAGGTCAAATCAAAGGTGTTGTAAAACTTCCTTTCAATCCTAAGAAAGCAGAACGAGATAAGTTATACTCAAAAGGTGTAAATCCAATCGTTTCTTTCCCAGGCGAGGGAGTAGTCATGTTTGGTGACAAAACACAATTGACAAAACCATCTGCGTTTGATCGTATCAACGTAAGACGATTGTTTATCCTTCTGGAAAAAGCAATTGCAAATGCAGCTCGATTCCAACTGTTTGAATTCAACGATGAGTTTACACGTTCACAATTCGTATCAATGGTTGAACCTTTCTTACGTGATATTCAAGGAAGAGGCGGAATTCAAGATTTCAGAGTGATATGTGATGCATCGAACAATACACCACAAGTGGTAGATTCTAATTCGTTTAGAGGAGACATTTTTGTCAAACCTTCACGTTCTATCAACTTTATCCAACTCAACTTTGTTGCAGTTAGGAGTGGAGTAGAATTCTCTGAAGTCGTTGGTGCTGTTTAAGATTTTTGACATAAATAATTAAAACAAAGTTTTTTGGAGAAAATAACAAATGGCACAAGCAACTACAGGACTATCAACATTCAAGTCGGCTCTCGAATATGGGGGAGCCCGACCCAGTTTATTTGAATTTTCGGTAAGTGCTGCACCAGATGGGGTTGATTCTTCTTTATCAAGTGTAAATTTATACTGCAATGTTTCAGAATTGCCAGGGGTGACTTTAACACCCATTGAGAGACAATATATGGGAAGAACAGTTAAGATTCCCGGCGACATGGTATTTGCAGATTTAACCACTACTATTATCAATACTGAAAAATTCAACGTTAGAAATGAAATTGAAAAGTGGATGGAATTTATCAATGGTACTACTGATAATAAGAGTCAAGCAGATGCAGATTTTGGAACTGGAACAGCAAAATTAACTCATTATCAAAAAAATGGTGATGAAACTATGGTCTATCAGTTTGAGGACATCTGGCCGACAACATTATCGGAAATTGCACTCAGTTATGATACTGCAAGTGATATAGAACAATTCGATGTTACATGGGCATATAACTACTTTACAATGAGTGGTTCAGGTGTAGCTACTGGTAACTCTACACAAGGATAATAAAATGGCATTTACAGTTTCAAGTTTTAAGTCAAACTTAGCAAATCAGAGTGGAGGTGCTCGTCCGTCTTTATATAGAGTTGATATCAACGGAAAAAATCGTGGTTTATCATTTACTGACAACGAAAATCTTCTTGTTAAAGCTACATCTATTCCATCGGCAAATATTGCACCTCTTACTGTAAATTATGCAGGAAGAGCATATAAATGGAATGGATTTAGAACGTATGATAATTGGACAGTTACAGTAATAAACGATGAAAATTTCTGGGCAAGAAATAGAATGATGTGGTGGATGAGAAATATGTCTGGTAAATTTGATGGTGAAAGAACTTCTGGATTTGGAGATCAACTTATTGGTAAAAATTGGTTCGATGGTGATGCAACAGTACAACAATTAAGTACTTCTGGTAGTGTAATGCAAACTTATAAGTTTCATTATCTTTGGCCAACGGAAATAGCAGGAATTCCTGTGGATTGGGCAAGTGATGCTCTTCAGGAATATACTGTAACTTTTGCATACGATTATTGGGAACATTCCACATAATCAGAATTTTTAGTAGTAAGATGAATGGCAGATCCACAACCAACTTCAGACTTTTCTGTAACGAAGTTAAAATCAAACTTATTAAAGGGGGGGGCTCGTCCTTCCCTTTTTCAAGTTGAACTATTATTTCCACAAGTCGCTGGAATAAAACAACCCACAGTAAAATCTAAATTCCTCGTTAAAGGTGCAACTATTCCTGCATCTACTATTGGGGCTTATGATGTTTTCTTTCATGGAAAAGCAATAAAAGTTGCTGGTGATCGCACTTTTGATACATGGGAAACCACAATTATAAATGATGAAGATTATGGAATCAGAATTGCACTTGAACAATGGATGGATCTCATCGCAGAACACAAACTAAATATAAGAAACAAGGGAATGAGTACAACGAAAGAAGGTGAAGGCGCATCATATAAGCAATCACTTAAAGTATCTCAATTTTCTAAATCTGGTAAGGATATACATCATTATCATTTTTTAGGAGCATTCCCTACTGCGTTGTCCACAATTGCACTTGATTGGGGAACACAGGAGATAGAAGAATATACTTGTACTTGGACATATGATCGGTGGATGCCTGGTTATGCAACTGTACATGGATTAACATCAGAAACTCACGGAGATGGATAGGAGATTAAATTATGGCATTTGAATTATTCGGATTTAAAATTGAAAGAAAGAGTCAGGAATCACCAAAATCAAACGTTCCTGCTTTTACGTTACCAGAGAACGAAGATGGATCAGTTATGGTATCGGGAGCCAATGCATACGGCTCCTATGTTGATTTCGATGGTGCATTTAAGAATGAAGTAGATCTGATTCTCAAATACAGAGATGCATCCCAAACTGCGGATTGTGAAATTGCAATAGACAATATTGTAAATGAAGCAATAGTAATTGAAAGTAATAAACCCGCAGTAGATATGTTTTTAGATAAAACAGATCTTTCAGAGGGAATAAAAAGTAAAATTCGAGGAGAATTTGAAAACGTTTTACATCTCTTGAATTTTAACAAATACGGGCCCGATATTTTTAGAAGGTGGTATGTAGAGGGAAGACTCTATTATCATGCAATGATCGATGAAAGTGATCCAAAAAGAGGGATTGTAGAACTCCGCAGTCTTGACTCCACTAAAATCAAAAAAGTTAAGCAAGTACAACAAGAAAAAGGTGCTGATCCTACGAAGGTGAAGGTACGTTTAGATGATATGTACACCTATAATGAACGTGGTCTTGACAGAAAAGAAGGTCAAGGAATCATGATTTCTGGTGATAGTATCGTTTATACTACTTCTGGATTATTGAACTCACAAAAAAATACAGTCCTTTCTTACTTACACAAAGCACTCAAACCTCTCAATCAACTCCGAATGGTAGAAGATGCGATTGTAATCTATCGTATCTCACGAGCTCCAGAACGAAGAATTTTTTACATTGATGTAGGTAATCTACCAAAGATTAAAGCAGAACAATACATTCGTGACATTATGACACGATACAAAAATCGTTTGTTGTATGATTCCGATACAGGAGAAGTGAAGGATGACAAACGACATCAATCAATGTTGGAAGATTACTGGCTGCCACGAAGAGAAGGTGGGAGAGGTACAGAAATTACCACACTTCCTGGCGGAGAAAATCTAGGACAACTGGAAGATGTAGAATACTTCCAGAAGAAACTTTACAAAGCAATGCACGTTCCTGTATCTCGACTAGAGGCCGATTCTGGTTTCTCTTTAGGTAGGGAAAGTGAAATAACAAGAGATGAACTTCTTTTCAGTAAATTTATCCAAAAATTACAAACAAGATTTTCCATCATGTTTAATGATATTATGGAGAGACAGTTGATATTGAAAAATATCATGACTGCACATGATTGGGAAAAAATAAAGGATAAAGTTCATTATTCATTCAATACAGATCATCATTATTCGGAACAGAAAATGCACGAAATAATGACACAAAGAATGACTATTGCAAGAGATATGGAAGATATGGTAGGTAAATACTACTCAAAAGAGTGGTTTAGATCCAATATTTTACATCAATCTGAAGAAGAAATCGAAAACGAAGATAAACAAATTGCTCAGGAATTGGAAGCTGAGGGCGGTGAAGATGAAGGTGGATATGGTGAAGAGACTAAAATTGACTTGGAAAATGACTCTAACACTCAATTAACTGACATTTCGGACTATAGAAAGAAGAATTTCGGTTAATATAGAGTTGTTTAATTGTATAAATATTAATAGATAATTTTTGGAGATTAGAATGGCAGAACAAGAAACACAAAAAGCACTTAAAATGGTTGACATAGTAGATTTTTCAATGCAAGATAAACCAATTAAGGTTACAGATGCATTCAATTCACTTATTGCAGATAAAGTAACAAATTCGATTGATGCAAGAAAACAAGAAGTTTCTGCTAAAATGTTTGCAGATAAAATAGAAGAACCTTCTGTAGAAGAACCATCTACGGAAACACCTTCTGTAGATAATAGTGTGGAAGAACCACCAGCTGAATCAACGGAGATACAAACATGATTATAACAATTAAAGGAACAGAAGCTGCTGCACCTACTGGATCTGGAACTGCAACTAATGTTGGATCTGCAAGATTGGTAAGATGTGCAAATGCAGGAGGTACTGCTAGATTAGTTACATTAGAAGAAAGTGGTGGAACAGATATTGGAACGTTTACTGTGCCTGCAAATGGAGTTCAGTATATAAGAAAAGATGCATCTGATAAACTTTTTTCTGCTCATGCAGATATCAAACTTGCAGCTTGCACACAAAATTAGATATGTAAATGAAAACACTTAAACAACTCAGAGGTATCTTGGAAACTCCTGTAATGCAGGATGAAAACATACTATTAGGTAAAACATCAAAAGAACCTCTAGAGGAAGATGTTGAAAAACAATTACGAGCAGTCGTTAAAAAGAAAAGAGAAGCAGATATAAAGTTTAAATCTGGAACATCTGTACCGATTGATCCAGAGGCTGCATCTACTATATTAAAGACATTAGATTCTCTAAATAGTACTAACAAGAAAAAAATGCGAGATAACATGAACAAAGATACAAAGTCGTTCTTGAAAATCTTGGATTTTGCATTCGATAACGTAAGGTAGGTAAAATGAAACTAATTTGCGAACTTACAGAAACAGTAGAATACGAACTGGTAGAAGCAGATGGAAAACCTAAACAATATTTTATTGAGGGTATTTTCATGCAATCGGAACGTAAAAACAAAAATGGAAGAATTTATCCATTGCCTGTCCTTGAAAAAGAAGTAGATCGTTATGTTAAAGAGTACGTTGAACCAAAACGTGCATTTGGAGAATTAGGACATCCAGACGGGCCAACAGTCAATTTAGATCGTGCATCGCACATGATTACTGAATTGAGAAAAGAAGGTAAGAATTTTGTTGGTCGAGCAAAAGTTTTAGGCACACCAAATGGTAATATTGTAAAAAATCTTATCGATGAGGGTGCAAGGTTAGGTGTTTCTTCAAGAGGAATGGGAACATTAAAACCAGATAAAAAGAATGCACAAGTTGTGCAAAATGATTTCTATCTTGCAACCGCTGCAGATATTGTTGCAGATCCATCTGCACCTAATGCTTTCGTTGAAGGTATTATGGAAGGTGTGGAATGGGTTTGGGATAATGGACTGTTAAAGGCACAAGATGTTGAAAGAGCAAGGACTAACATCCAAAATGCTCCTTCTAAAAGGCTCGAGGAAGTAAAACTAAATGAGTTTAAAAATTTATTGTCAAAGTTGTGATTTTATAAATATTAACAGTACAAATGTATATGTGTACAAGAAATACCATTAACTATTAGGAGTATCAAGTTCTATGGAAAATACAACTCAAGAAGAAATTCTGGAACAAACTGAGCAAGAAGGACTTGTTGAAGCTCCAGAACAAATCGAAGAAGAAGTAGCAGAAGAAACTGAAGAAACTCAAGAAGTCGTTGCAGAAGCACCTAAAGCCAAAGTCAAAGAAGACGATGACGAAGATGGTGACGATGATGACGATGAGGAAGAGGAAGAGGAAGACGAGCAAGTCAAAAAAGAGGAGCTCAAGATTCCTTCTACTAAATCTGCCATGGTTTCTGCACTTTTTGATAAAGTCAATGGACTTAAAAAAGAAGATGTATCCAAGCGGTTCAAAGACCTAATGGCAGTTATCGAAGCAGAAGATTTGGGCGGAGAAGAACCAGACGATGCCAGTCCAGAAGGAGATAAGGTTGCTATAGGCAAAAAGAAAAAGAAAGTAAAAATCTCCATGCCAGAAATTAATGTCAAAGAAGATATCGATGCATTAGTTGAAGGTGAAGAACTTTCAGAAGAATTCAAATCCAAAGCATCAACAATTTTTGAAGCTGCAGTTCATCAAAAAGTGATGGAAATCGCAGCATCTAAAGTTGAAGATATGGAAAAAGAATATCAATCTGAATTGCAAGAAGAAATCGTTTCATTCCGTGATGAGTTGACCGATAAGGTTGACGGATATCTCAACTACGTAGTTGAAGAGTGGATGAAGGAGAACGAACTTGCATTAGAGAGTTCTTTAAGAAGCGAGATTACAGAAGAATTCATGAGTGGTTTGAAAGACCTCTTCAAAGAACACTACATTGAAGTACCTGACGAAAAGGTTGACATTGTAGAAAATCTGTTCGATAAAGTTGAAGATCTTGAAGGTCAGCTCAATGATAAAGTTCAAGATAATATTAAAATTAAATCTGAACTCAACGAATATCGTAAAAACAAAATTCTAGAAGAAGTTTGCGATGACCTTGCAGACACACAGGCTGAAAAGATGAAGTCACTTGTAGAAGGTGTAAATTACGAAAATGATTCCAAAGATTTTGAGGAAAAAGTGAAAACAATCAAGGAAAGCTATTTCCCTGAGTCAAAGAAACAGGATGAAAACGTTGAACAAATAGATTCGTCATCTGAAGTTGTAGAGAAATCTGAACCTAAGATGAATAACATTATGGAAGCATATAGTAAAGCTATTGCTCGTAAATAATAACTTTTAAACAATTTTAAGGAGTTTAGAAATGCAACTTCAAGAAAATATAAACGAAAAGTGGAAGCCAGTTCTGGATCATCCCGATCTTCCTGAGATCAAGGATGCACACCGCAGAGCAGTTACTGCTATTTGTTTAGAAAACGTAGAGGCACAAGCCAAACAGGACAAGCAAGCAACTGGTATGTTATCGGAGGCCGCGCCTGTTACTGATATGGGACTCACAACTGCTGCTGACTTCGCAGGTGGAGCAGGAAACCCAACTCACGCAAGTATCGACTTTGCAGATCCAGTTTTGATCTCAATGGTGCGACGTGCAATGCCACAACTCATCGCTTATGATGTTTGTGGTGTACAACCAATGTCAGGCCCAACAGGACTGATCTTTGCATTACGTGCCCGTGTTGATTCACAAACTGGTGATGAGATTCTTTACAACGAAGCACCAACTTTGGATAAATCTGCTGGTGCTGCAACTGGTACAAAAGACGCTGCCGGTGTACCTGGCCTGTTGATTCATACTGACGGAACAGGAAACGTTTCACATAACGTTTACTCAACCACAGTTGGAATGGAAACAGATGCTGGTGAGACTGATATTTCACAAGAAATGTCCTTCTCAATCGAAAAGATTTCGATTGCTGCCGGAACAAGAGCTCTCAAGGGTTCTTATTCAATGGAACTTCAACAAGATTTGCGTGCTGTTCATGGTTTGGACGCAGAAGCAGAACTTGCAAATATTCTTTCAGCAGAGATTCTTGCTGAAATCAATCGTGAAGTTGTTCGTAAGATCTACATCAATGCAAAAATTGGTGCAGCTTCTGGACAAACTACTTCCGCCGGAATGTTTGATCTCGACACAGACTCCAATGGACGCTGGATGGTTGAGAAGTTCAAAGGTCTTATGATGCAGATTGAACGTGATGCCAATGCAATTGCAAAGGGAACACGTAGAGGAAAAGGTAACATCATCATGACATCTTCAGATGTCGCTTCTGCTCTTCAAATGGCAGGAATCTTGGATTATGCTCCAGCAATGAGCACAAATCTAAATGTTGATGAAGCTGCTGGTACTTTCGCAGGAGTTCTTAATGGTCGATATAAAGTTTATGTTGATCCTTATGCTGCATCTAATGCTGCAGAATTCTACTGCGTAGGTTACAAAGGTTCTTCACCTATGGATGCTGGTATTTTCTATTGCCCATATGTTCCATTACAAATGGTTCGTGCGGTTGATAGTGCAAGTTTCCAACCTCGTATCGCATTTAAGACACGATACGGAATCGTTGCTAATCCTTTCGCAGAAGGAGCAACAGTCGGTAATGGTACTTTGGCTGCATCAAACCTGAATGCTTCAGGGCCAAATACAAATGAATACTACAGGAAAGTTCGTGTTGCGAACCTAATGTAATTCGTGACCTACATACTGTAGGGATTTCAAAAGGGAGGGGAGAAATCCTCTCCCTTTTTTTGTTTGTAGTCATTTTCCTGTGAGTAGCATGATAATAGTAATTTCAAACGGAACATCTCGTTCTGTATTCAATTTAAAACTTTTAAAAAATCACACCACATACGGATGTGATGAACTTTACAAAGATTTTACTCCAACTCATTTGGTCAGTAAAGAGGGCCCGATGATTTGGGATATTTGTAGAGATGGTTACACAAAAGAAAACAAGTGTTACTTTAAGATGTTTGATCGATTTCCATTGATACAGTATGAAATGTTAAAAATGGCATTTCCTGCTGGTGGAAAGGTTTTAGAAACACAACCAAGAACAAACGAATTTGTTATGTTTGGAACTGGTAAAACCTCAGTAATCTATTGGATAGATCCAAATGAACCAACACAAAAATTAGAATGGTGGGGGGATGAGGAGGACAATTGTTATACAAGTGCAACTGCTGCAATGAGACTGGCCTGTTTGCAAAATCCAAACGAGGACATTTATTGTATCGGGTATGATTACTACTTAAACAGGACTGCCGATAACATCATTCTTTCAACTAGAAACGAACCAATGACTGAGGAATATGATACTACGGAATTATTCAGACAACATAAAAGAATAGAGGAAGAATTTGGTAACAAGATACTTCATGTGGGAAAACATTTGAATTACGTGGAGTTTGAAAATCTGTTGAATAAATAGTAATAGTAAAGGAATTCTATGGCTGCAGCAAATAAAGTACCAGACAATTTAAATTATCTTTCAAATATCAGTTTTAGACTGACAATGGAAGATGCGCCAAACTTAACTTGGTTCTGTCAGGCAGTAAATGTGCCTGGTGTTTCCATTGAAGGTATAGATGTTTACAATCCACACGCAACTTTGCCTGTTCATGGAAATAGAGTTTCATTTGAAGAATTGACTGTTCGGTTTATTGTTGATGAACACATGAAAAATTGGTCTGAAATTTATGATAGAATTATTGCAATGGGTCTTGCAGAGGGTCATGAAAAATATCGTGTTTTAAAAGGATCAGACACACTTAAACCAAGAGGTGGAGCATATACAAATATTGTCCTTACTATATTGACAAGTGGAATGAATCCTCAAATGGAGTTTCATTTTTATGATGCATTTCCGATATCCCTTTCGGCACTTGATTTTGATAGTTCAGTTGGAGATCTGGAATACTTTCAAGCAACGACATCATTCCGTTATCAAAATTATGAGGTTAAAAACTTATTGAATAACTGAGGTTATTATGACAATTGAAGAAATTATGGAAATGTGGGGGGAGGACTCTCACATTGATGATACAGATTTGGATAATGAATCCTTGAAGATTCCCAATCTTCATCAAAAATACTTAGACATATATTCAAAAGAGAAACGTAAAATGAGTGATCTTGAAACTCATTGGAAAATTCTCTTTCAGCAAAGGTGGGAAGTGGTGATTTCCAAGAACGGAAAAGCACCAGAACACAACATACGTTTATCTAAAACGGAGTTGGAACGACATTATGTTGCTGCGGATGAGGTTCTTCAGAAGGCCGAGAAGATTATGAACGAACAGAAAGGAAAAGTAGAATACTTAAAATCAGTACTTTCAATGATTGAGAATAGAAGTTTCCATATTAACAATGCAATCAATTGGAGGAAATTTGTAGCGGGTCTTGGATGAGTACTGAGATCTTGATGGAAAAAGACACAGAAGTCTTTGTGAGATTGAATTGTGAGCCTGGTGTAAAAATGGAATTGAATCATTATTTTCGATTCCGGCCAAATGGATATCAGTTCATGCCCATGTATCGAAGGAAGAAATGGGATGGATATGTGTATCTTTTTAACATGGACAACCATCGAATCTATTCTGGACTCATACCAGAGATAACTAGATTTGCAGTTGACAGGGAATACAAATTAATAGACAATACAGGAGATACTTTAGAAGAAATCTCCAATGATGACTATTTCAATTTCCTTACATCATTTCCATGTGAATATAAATTAAGAGATTATCAAAGTTTTGCAATCAGACATTCAATAGA